CGCTTCAATGGAGGACACTTGCTCGTCACCCAGAGCCGCCTTAGCCCAGCCAACAGCCGTTGCTTCGGTGATGTCATCCCACTCTACAAACGACTCTCCGGGTGGCTCAAGGCCAACAGTGCCGTAGGATGAGCCAGAATGATCCCCATCAGTCTTTGAACAACGCCAGTGTACGCACGTTACGACATTGCTGTTATCGCCCTGCGTAACATCGTAGTCCATCGTTGCTACAGTCCATGTGTGTGCCATAGTTTATGCTCCTTTTAACAAGCCATTACAACGCAGGGGACGCAATAGGAACCGTCTGCGTAAGTACAGGTAACATTGGTTGATGTAACTTTTGCAATAGTCTTAGATCGTACAATGTCATCGTCTTGGGGTTTTGCCGTGCCATCGCCAGCCGACATTAATAAAGCGCCTCGCTGAACGGTAGTGCCTTGAGCAATACGAATAATCATGTCGCCCGTCATTGCTAAATAGTAATCAGAAAGATCATCTGAACTATCTTCAGCTACAAATACGCCGGCTACGTTTACATCGCCTTCTACATCACTGACCTTTGTTTTGTTTAACTGTTCGTTATCTTCATTGTCCCACTCGCACATTTCGTCAAGGTTGGACATTACAGTACCTTTATAGATTGCTGAAACATCATCTGTATCTGATTGTGACCAGCGAGATAAATGACCACCATTGTAGGAAACAGTTGTTCCAGAAACAGAGATTGTCCCTTCTGTTGACCCATCCTGTAACAAAGAAACTAAAGTGCCATCATTTGTTGTTCTATTTAATATAAGTGGTTGACCGCCCGATCTGTTGGAGCGAACAAGACCATCGGCCTTAATTTGAACGCCACTATCAGAAGTGCTTAAAGTCTCCATGCCAACCAGCAAGTTGCCGCTGGAGTCTAGTTTCATCCTAACTGTCGCGGAGCTATAAGCATCGTTGACTGTTTGCCAATCCATAGACCCATCTGTACCGTTGCCAACGCGCCAATACTTTAAATCAGTTCCTGCCCCTGAGTTGTACCACTGATAATACGGCTTAGCGCTATCCCTTGCTTCGAAGGCAATACTATTAACAGATGTGACTTTTGCGTTCCCTGCTGTAGTATCGCCGACAATGAAGTTGCCGCTGGAGGTGATACGCATGGCTTCTGTGTTATTAGTAGCAAACCGCATAAACGAATTGGCGGCGTTCCAAATATCAATTCCTGTCGTGCCGCCGCGTTGATGCAAATAAAAGTGGCTTGTACCATCACTCAAGTTTAAAATTGCATCAGTTGTTCCTTCTACTTGTAAGATTTTTCTGTTTGCTGATTGAAAATCACAGGACGTAGTACCAATAGAGACATCACCAGAGCTATCAATACGCATACGCTCTGCGCCACCAGACCACACCGACATGAAATCGCTAGAATGGTCATAACGTATTACGCCTCTGTTATTAGCGTCAGTGTCATCAAAAAATATGTCACAGGTTCCAGTATTACCAGAACCTATTGCAATTCGACTAGATGAACCTGCTGACCCTGTGTTGTATACGGCTAATCTGCCTTCATCGCCTGTCGTTCCAATAGACACGTTCCCGTTGCTAAGGATACGCATGGTTTCTGTTGAACCAGCATCACTGAAAAACGACAGTGCGGTAGAGGCGTTGGCAACACCGATAGACGCTCTTGTTGTGTTGTTGGTTTCAAAAGCAATGCCCGTTGAAGAAACGCCAGAGCCTTCTATAAGAACATTTGTGTTGGTTGCAATAACGTTTAGCGGATTAGAAGGACTCGTAGTGCCAATACCCACGTTACCTAAATTAGTGTTGCCTCCGTCGATAAATAAGTGCGGAGTGCCGCTTGTTTCATAAGTGTCACGTCCTGCGTAAAACTCTAAATCAATAAAACCAAATTGATCAGCCGCTTTTCCTACAATCCCTGCATAGTGAGGATCAGTTGCAGAGGTATCACTGTTTTTAAACAGGTAGCCGCCAATTAACTCACCGCCAGACGTTCCTTGAGTAGAATTGCCAGCAATAAACTCTGCTCCAGTTGCTGACTCAGCTTCTACAACAACACCTCCAGAAACTGCTGTTGGACTATCCGTGCCAACACCAACGTTACCGTTTTGGTCGATACGCATACGTTCTGTGGCAGTGCCTGATGCTATGGTGTCAAACTTAATAACAGGAGTGCTTGCACCATCAGAGCCGCTTATTCGTGCGCCAGTATCTGTGTCTCTTGTAAGCCGCATATTTACATTTGCTGATACGGCATTTACATGAAGCTCGTCAGCAGGACTATCAGTGCCAATACCAACGAGGCCAGAGTTATTAATCGTCATAGCCGTAACAGTTGATGCACCGTTTTGGACGCCAAACTCCAAATTGCCTACGCTACTTGGGTATGCGCCTGTAGTAGTTGCCTTGGCTCCAATATAAGCAATGGAGCCATCTGCGCTGGTCGCAAATCTTAAAATAGAGTATTCGTTATTTGCGTCACCAGCTTTTAAGTTTAGAATCGCCGTGGACGCAAGAGATGTGCTGGCGTCCGATCCATCTATTGTGACATTGCCGCCACTATCAATCGTAATCGCAGTGCTTGTGGCGTTATCGTCGATTCCTGTGGAGGTGAACGTACCTGTAGTCAAACTGGTCGGATTAGTACCAACCTCAATAACAGTACCGCCTGAGTCTTCTGTGTAGAGGCGCTTATTAGTAAGATCCAGCGCAGGTTCACCTTGGACAAGATCCCCTGCTAACGGTGCGCCTGAGCCGTTCTTTAGCTTAATAGTAGTAGCCATTAATAAGTACCTCCGTCAATAGTTGACAGCGTTGTTGTGATAGAAGTTGTTCCTGATCCAGTGACTGCACCGGACAAAGTAATAGTTTGATTTCCTGTGAGATAACTCTGGAGATCGCTAATTTGGGACTCTGTAATACTTAAGGCGGCTTGGTGCTGTGTAACGCTAGACTGCGTAATGTTTGCATCAGGCACGTTAGCCCACGTAACTGCAGAAGTCAGATCGTTAGTCTCTGTAAAACTTGTGAGATACCCAGCGGTACTGTGATCTCCCCAGCCGTAAGCAGTGTCCCACTGACCTACTTTGGTATCTGTGATGACGTTTACGCCCATGTCAATCGTGTTACCGTTAGCGTCCAGTGTACCACCTAGTTGTGGCGTAGTGTCACCAATGAGGTCAGGGTTTACCGTCTGCCACCCGGAACCATCGTAAATACGAGTAGTGTTGTCACCTGTGTTAAAGTACCAATCACCAGTAGTAACGGCGTTACCGTTGAGATCCACCGTAGGATTGCTTGCTTGCGCTCCTAAGAAAAATCCGTCGATAGCCTCTTGTGCAGCCTCTGCTGCCGTTTGTGCAGCTTCAGCAGCCGTCTGTGCAGTCTCAGCGGCAGTCTGTGCAGTACTTGCGTTAGTCGCACTAGTAGCTGCATTAGTCGCTGATGTAGCCGCCGCAGTGGCTTGTGTCGTTGCTGTGGTAGCACTAGTTGCCGCATTAGTTGCACTAGTGCTTGCTGCGGTAGCCTGAGTTGTCGCTGTAGTAGCGCTAGTAGCTGCGTTAGTTTCTGAGGTTGAAGCGTTGGTTTCGCTAGTAGCAGCATTGGTTTCGCTAGTAGCCGCCGCAGTGGCAGAAGTAGCCGCATTAGTTGCACTGGTGCTTGCGTTAGTCTCGCTAGTGCTTGCGTTAGTTTCTGACGTTGCGGCATTAGTTGCACTGGTTGCTGCTTGAGTTGCACTTGTGGCAGCGTTAGTTGCACTAGCAGCGGCTTCGTTTGCTTTTGTAGTAGCAGCCTGTGCGTTGGTAGCTACCTGTGACGCATAAGCATCCGTAGAGGCATCACCTGAACCGCCATCACCACGAAAGATTGGCATAGACTGCTCCTAAGAAAACAAACAAGGAAAGAGAAAAAGGGGCCGTTGCCGACCCCCTAGAGTCTTACTCGTCGCAAACAGCGAGGATGAATCCTGCTTCGGGACGGTAAGTTTCAACACCGTACAGAGTGTCAGCCGTGTACAGAGTAGAGAGGTACTCTTGCTTGTACTGGGTCTGAGAACGTACAGCCATTTGCTCTGCCATTACGAGAGCGTCCTTGTGGAAGAACAAGCAACCACGGGTATCATCGGTAGACGCAGAGTTCTGAGCAGCCACTTCGATTACCGGAGCGTTGCTAGAAACGTAGATGTCTACACCGTAGAGGTTACCGATGAGGCCAGACTCAACACCACGACCACCAACAAAGTCGGAAGACACGTAGCGGTCGATGCCCATGATAGACTTACGTGACGCAGGAGGAATAACGAGAACTCGTCCGTCCATAGGTACGTCAGCATCGTCCATCAACTTGATTGCTTCACGGAAGCCAAGGTCGGTAAAGTTGTCACCAGACGTTACAGTGTCAACAGCGTACGTAGCAAGGCCAGCAGCGGCATTGAAGTAGTAGCTGTTGCTGTTTACCCAGTCAGCACCAGTGTTGGCGGGAGACTGAGTACGAGTTCCGTCACCGAAACCAGTAGCAGCGTTGATGAGGTCAGTGTCTACCTTCAGAGCAAGCTGGTAGCCAGCGTCTTCAGTGTAGAACTGTCGCAGAGAGGACAGAGCCTGTACTTCTACGATGTCCTCAATCAAACGTGAGTACTCAAAGTGACGGTCAACAGTGACAGTCAACTCTGACTCAAGGTTAGCTTGAATCGTAACTGCTACAGCTTCTGCCTTAGCAGATGCAGAGCCACGAACGGGCTTAGGAATGTGAATAACGTCACCCTTCTTGCCAGTCATAGCGAGACGCTTGACAAGGGGAGCCATCTTCAGGTTCTTTTGATAAGCAGCGATTACTTCATCCGACCAAATCTCAGGGATGAAAGTAGCCGCAGCGGTTTTGTCTACTACAGCATTAGCTGTAAAATAGGCACCAGAGGTTTCACCAGCCATTGTAATTCTCCTTTAGGCTATCGAACCCGACCCTCTGCGTAAGCCTTAAGCAGCTCGTCCGACATGGACTGATAACGCTCAGGGTCAGTTCTCATAAGTTTAATAATGTCAGCACGACGATAAACTTTACGACGAGATCCCTCTGCTGTTCCGCGAGCGTTGCCTGTAGATGCAGTCTTCACTGAACTCTTACGTGCGTTTCTTTCTGCTTGTGCAGTCTGTTGAACTACTTGACTCCGTTCTTTCCAGAGGCTAAACAGTTCGTTAGCAGCATCGTAATCGTACTGTTGATCTGCCTGAACAAACAACTGTGTTCGGACTTTTGACCCTTTGATCCACTCAGCAAACTTAGGGTCTTGCAGTATCTGCTCCATCTCAGGATGAGAGGACTTGAGTTGTGCAAGAGTAGCCTGTTGTTTGTACTGTTGTGTGTAAGCCTGTGCTTCTTTTATCTTAGGGTGGTTGTCTATAGCTCGACTAACAGCGGTTTTAGGATCGACAAAGAAATCTACATCGTCATCGTTATCGTTATCGTCTTGTTGTTGCTGTTGTTGAGGTGCTTGTTGGGTTGAGAGTTGTGTCTGGATGTAATCGTCAACAACTTTACGTAACTCTCCAACTTCCGTACTCTGTTTGCCTGAAAACTTCTCAAGCTCTTGGTGCATCTGTACGAGGTCTTCTACAGATTTACCTTTGTACTTTTCTGGAACTTCAGGCTGTTGGGGTTGTTCCTCTTCTTGAGGAGTCTCTACAGTATCCTGTGTGTCGAGTTGGTCTGTTGGTTCCTGATCTTCTTCCTTACGCTCATCAATTAATGTTGCTCGTGACATTCTAAACTTACCCCGCCTATTATTATTAGGTTATGGAGGATTAAATGGGAGTTGCCTCTATAGTTGAGATTCCCTGCTCTTTTGTCCAGCCTTCTCGTGTTCACGTACCCACTTCATGTGTCTTCCGGGGAAGTCCCCTGATGACCCTTCTAGGATATGCTGAGTAGCTGAGACAATCTTTGTAGCGTTAGCGCCACACCCGCACCTACTGGATGTAGTGCCTGATTCTACAAATTCTTCAAATATATGTCCGTTAGTACAACGAAAGTCAAATACTTTAATCATCTTCTTCTTCAGTCTTTGACGCTTCTTCGTAGTTAGTTGTAACAATAGTTTCCATGTTAATCAAGTGGGCTAATACGTTTAGTTGTCCCTTGCGAAAGAACATATCGTCAGCATCTTTAGTTGCTTCTATACTGTTAATCTGCAGAGCATTGTTACCAAAGTCCTGCATAAGCTGTTTCCAGCCATCAGTAGTAAAAAGACTAAAGTAATTGTCGTAGTACTGCTGTGTTTCCTGATCCATCTTGAGGCCTCTTGGGTTGTCTCTGTTAAGTGTTGTACCTAAGTACACTATATATTATACCACATTTTTGACCAAAAGTCAAGCATTATTTTACGTGAATTTTACCATTATTTCTTAGCTGTCTTCTTGGCCTTCTTAAAGGCTTTAGCTGTAGGAGCGCCTTTTGACCCCGGTTTACGCATCTTTTCACCTGATCCAGCCTTGATGCGCTTGCGTTTGGCGTGGATATTAGCGTACAGTCCTTTTTTTGGCATTTTAGTAGCCCTTCATTTTCTTTACTTTTTTGCCTGTTTTCTTGGCAGCCGCTTTAGCTTTGGCTTTACCCTTAGCGGTGTACGGATACTTTTTCTTTCCTACCATCGGCATAACTATCTCCTTACCATTTTACCTTGTTTGCCCAGTAAGCCGCAGACATCTTGCCTTTGGCTATGTTTTTAGCGTGACGAGCTTTAAACGATGCTCGCTTCTTTTTCATTTTGTCGCCTTCACCAGCCTTAGGTTTACCAGCAGTCTTAGCTCCTTGCTCACCGAAGCGAATAGTTTTAACTTTGTCGCCTTCTTTAGCAACAACTATGTGGCTTTTCTTAGGGTGATTAGGCGTCCTCTTAGGCTTGTTGTAGCCGCTAACTCCCGCTCGCTTTAGCCTTGGATCTTTTTCCTTTGGCATCAGGCTGCCCCTCCTTCTGGCGCAGGACCGACATTTGGCCCTCTAGGGCCTCTATTTTGGCCTCCAGTGCCGCCAATTTGTCGAACTGGTCTTGGAACGCTTGGTTGATTTGCGTTAGGAACTGGTTCATTTCTGTTTGTGTCATTAGCATTAGGACGTTTTCCTTCTATCTGTCTTTCTTTGAGTAGGGCGTCTGCTACCTTTAGGCGGCGTTCAAACTCCTTGTCTTCTTGATCTCCTTCCTTGAGATTTCTTGTGATTGCTTCCAGCTTCTCAATCTGTAACTCTTCTGGAAGCAACTGTGTCTCCATTGCGTACTTAGCTGCTCTGGCTTGAGACTCAGCCGCTTGTGCTTGCAACGCTGAAGTCTGGCTCTGCTGGAACTCCATCTGAGTCTGTTGAGCCATCTGAGCCATCTGCTGAGCCTGAGGATCTGGCTGAGACGCCTGTTGCATAGATGCAATCAACTCGTCACGGTTACTCAGGTTCATGTTGTCGATGATGCTCTGGATCAGTACAGGGTAGATCGGAGAGTCTTGCTTCATGGTCTGCAACAGTTGTACTAGCTGGGTCACCTCGTATTCCCTAGCGATGATGCCCAGAGTTGACGTAGCGTTGAACTTGTAGTCAGCTACAGGGTAGTTCTCAGGATCAAACTGCATGTACCTGTGTGCAGCTTTAGTTACAAAAGGCAACAGGAACGACTGCTGGAAGTTAATGAGGGTACGCTTGTGACGTTTGATGATAGCGCCCAGAGACATACTTATACCTGCTGCTGTTGCTTCTCCGTTAACTTGACCAGCAATACCTGCAGAGTCAACGGCTCCTGTACTTTGCTGTACCATCTGTTGAAGCGCCTGAGCTTGTGCAAAAGTGATCTGACCCACTTGCCCAAAGTTGAACGGTTGAAGTACTTCACGAGGATCTCCATTAGTTAGAATCATTTTGCCCGGACGTACTTCTGGTTTAGCCCCACGAGGCAACCTAGTGGCGTCAATAGCGAGCATTGGATGAATCGTGAGACTCAAGGCGTCAATCCTAGCCCGTAGCTCAGTGTCCAGCGCCTTCTGGCTGTTGTAGCCCTTCTCGCACACACCACGACCCCAGAACCTTCCGGGCACTACGTCCCAAGGGAACGCAACCACAGGACGGTCTTGCATCATGTACGGATTAGCTTCAGCCTTCAAGAGAGTGCCACCGTTGGCGATAACAACGATAGCCTCAACGTACATAGAATCAGTTTCTACGTCTACGTCTTCAGCCTCAAGCAACTCACGGGGCACGAGTCCGTAGTACTTGGTTAACCTTACCTTGTCATCGTTGTAGATCGTGAGGTCTTGGTCTGGCTCTAGGTCTGTGTCAGGAGCAGCAGACTCAATGTAAGCCTCTCTGTACACGCCCTGTTCCTGCAGTAACTCTACGGAGTGTTTAGACACAAACTCGTCAATAGCAACACCCATAGCGTCTTCTACAGTTGTTGCTACAGGGTCTATAAGGAAGTTCTGAGGCAACACCGGCCTCAATTTAACTACTACTCTGTCGGTGATGTTGACGCCTACGGCTTGCAACTGTCCGTCCATGATGGGCTGAGTAGCAGGAGCCATCTCCTTGATCTCCTCAAGAACTACCTCACCTATGCCTGTACCAAAGACTGCTGAGTTAATCAGGCACTCTGCTACAGCCTTGCGTACCTTTGTGTTGTCAAAGTCTTCTGTAAGTTTGTTACGGAGGTACTGGATGTCTTGTCTGTCTTTGTCGTTAGTGTCATCAGCAATGTCAAACCACTTACCTCTGCCAAACGTGGCTTCCTCTAGCTCTGCTACGTTAGACTCTACAGCCTGTTGTAACGCGGGGGAAATGATTCTGGAACGCTCTGATCCTCTCTGGGAGTCTGCGGGATCCCACTGTCCTCGCCAGAGCCTGTAGTACTCTTCAAACTTTGCTTCGTAGTTAGACTCGTAGTAATCACGCCAGTTTTCACACTTGGTCATTACCCACTCTTCCAGAGACTCCTCAATCATCAGAGGATCTGGACTTAAGATTTCTTCTGCCATAGTATTGTCCTTAGAGTATTGCTACGCTGTAACCCAGTGTAAAAAACACTACGGCAGAAATAGCGTAGATGCCATAGGTATTAAACTTTCTAAAAACTTCTTTTTCCACTTTAGTATCCTGCTACTACGTCTAGTATTTCGTGGTCATCAATTTCAAAATCGTAGTGGTACGCTACTTGTGCTAACTGATCTACGTAAGCTAAGGCGTCAACCAAGTCATCGTGTGTCAGAGGATCTGGGAACTGAAACAGTTGATCTAAGAATCTTGAGTTCCACTCGCCCTTGTTTAGTGTTACGTAACCGTTTTCAAAGCGTCCTTGTAAAGCCCACATCACCCTGTCAGTCTTTTTCTTGTTACCGTGGGTTAGTTCCTCGACCCTAAAGAACGTGCCGTAGCGCTTCTGTAAGTCCAACAGAGGACTCATTACTGCTTGCTTTGCGATTCCTCGCTCAATACCAACGCTAATGGGTCTGTAGTCTCTGACCGCCTGAAATATCTTGGTGGCAGTCTCGTCAAGGCTCCACCGCCCATATATAATGTTATCAACGTACCAACCATCAGGACTAACTTTAACAACAGCGATTGCGGTTTCATCTAGTTTAGAGTTCTTTGTTCGTTTCTTGTTGACTTCTTCAAAACCAGCGAGGTCAACAGCTATGTAGTAGTCTCCGTCCTCTGGTTCTTCTCCGAATTGTATCC